GACGATTAGGAGTGCTATTTTTATGACTTGCAATTTATTCATCCACTTTTCCTCCTTTCAACATTTTATTTAATCTCTCATCGACATCGACCCAGCTGTCGTGTAAATGGTATCTATCGTTAAAGCTATCCATACCTATGTTGTGCTGTTCTGTATGATGTCTATGGCATAACGCAAGTACCTTATTATCTGTATGGTCTATTTTGTGTCTGTTTCTTCCACGCCCTACCGCTTGATAATGCGCGAGTTCAGCGTGAGGCTTACTACATATTACGCAGTTGCGATTTACCGTCGACCAGTACAAGAATGATTTGTCTTGCTTCAATAAATTGCTTGTCTTATAGCTAAGTGGTATGTCATTGTGAAACGTCCAATCAAGTGTGATTTCGATAATTTGCCTCGCTTGCGTTCTTGTGCAATTACTTAGAGAAATACGTTCATCATATCCGTAGTATGTTCTTACATACTCTATAAACATATGCCTCATGTAATCCATAGGTTGTCCCGTATATTCTTCTATGTCCTTGACTAAGGCGAATATCTTACGACGCTGTTTGCCAGTGATAGAATTTGGATCTATCACTGTACAATCAACATCAATAGGTTGGTTTAAATCTAATAGTTCGATAGCTTGTTCAGGTATCTCTACATCAGTAACAACCACTGTATAAGTACCTTTATGATTTTTTTGATACTTAACGATTTGTGACATTTAATCGCAACCTAGAAGGGCAAATCTTCGTCAGAAATATCAATTGGTCCGTTTGCATTTGCGAATGGATTATCACTTGTTACTGCACCGTTGGATACATTACCTGTTTGTGCTTGACCCTTATTATCTGAATCGTTTTTTTCGTTTTCTTTGATGCCAATTTTTTCGTATACTGGCGTTCCTTCAAACTTCCAAAATCTTTTTAACACTGTATTCCATTTATCTGTATATTCGTTGTACTTTCGTTCTAATTCAATATTGATAGGTTTTCCGATAATATCTTTGTCAGTGAAGCTGAATTGACCATTATTATCTTGGATGCCAACTGCTTTTAAAAATGTATACAACCAGTTTTTGGCAAAGTCATTAGATGTGTCTCCATTTGCATAATGAGTAAATTCTCCTTCTTCTTTATGCGTAAAAGTAATTGCAATTTGTGGGTGCCCATTTTTACTTTCTTTATTTTCAAAACCTTTAACCTTCACACTGTATGATCCTGGTTGAATGTAATTACCTAACTCTTGAGCGCCTTGTAAATTTAAATTGAATTTCATAATTAATTACCGTCCTTTTAATTTTTATTAGTTGCCGTTTCTGATTGCTTGAACTACATCGTTAATGCTTGGATTAATAAACTTTTTATCGTTGATTTTTACACTTTGTGAGTGTCTTATTTTTGTTTCAAAGACTGGCGATGGTTCTGCGTTAAATACGTAGTTAAACGCCTTTTGTCCGTCTTGGTCATATTCTTCAATAGTCATTCTTCCTAGTACATCAGATTGACTGACTACTGCTTTTCTGATTTGGTCCTGTGCTTCAATCGTGATAGTGGGGTTGATGGTACTTCCTTCTTCGTCCTTTTCTTTATTGATGCCCTCATGACCACTGATTGCTAAATGGAATTGGTAGTGTTCCTGTAATTTTGAAATGTATCTATACATGTGTACAATACGTGTGGCTGTTGCTCCCCAGTCATTAAATGTCGGCTTTCTTGTTTTACCTGCCATAATGTCATCAATTGTGATGTCACGTAATTTTTGAATGGTCTCTATAACGACCACATCAATTTGTTTTCCATTGGATCTTAGTTGTTCTAATATTTGCGGTAACATTTTCACTACCATTGCGAAGTGTTTATAATTTTTGATTTGTACAACAGCACCATCTTCTGTAACTGTTGTTCCGTCCTCGTTGATGTCTAATACAAGTGCGTTGTTGTCTTTGGTTAAGAATGTCGTTTTACCAGTCCCAAACTTTCCGTATACAGCGAATTTGTAAAATTTATTAGCGTTCTGTTGACTAATATCTTTAATGCCTAATTGAGTTAAAATATCCTGTTCTTCAGTCATCTATCTCACCCCTAAACTTTCATTCTCGATAAGTGAAGCTCCTGATACCTTTATGCCTGATTTTAGATCTTTTTTGATTTGTCTCTTATCTATTTTAGGTAGTTGAGGTGTTTTATATTTATCAGGTATTACATTCTCATCTTCAATTTGTGTAGTTTCAGATTTTCTTATGAAGTAAGTAAATTCTTCGGTCTTGAATTTCGTTTCGCCTTTATACTTCATAGAATCCAACATGTAATTTTGAAGTGATTTAATTTTATTTTCGTAAGACTTTCTACGTTTATTAAGTGATGTTTCACGCTCTTTTAAGGTATTAACGTCACCTTTAAGTGATAGAATCATCTTTTGCATAGCGTCATATTTACGTTTTTGCTCATCTTGAATGGCGTCTAATGTGTCTTTCACATCATCAAAACTTAATTCTTCATTTTCGAGCATTTCTAAAATTGCGAGTTCGTTTTGATTTAGATCGAATAGGTTAGTCATTAAAAACCCCTCCCGCTCTGATTTCACTAATCATGGAATCTTTTTTTCGATTTTTTTCATTCTCCAAATCTTTAATTCGACCTCTAAGCTCGATAATTTCATCTTCTAAACGTTGAGCTTCATTTTTGTAAACGGCTCTTTCTGCGATGAGTTGGTCGTATCTTTCTAATGTGATTAACATTTTTTCTTTTTCCATGTTTATTCCTCCTAGTTTTTAATGAGTTGTGCCATGATTTTGTCTAGCTCGTCCGTTTCGTTCTCAATGTAGTCATACAGTGCTGCACTGAGTACCTCTTGCGCAATGTCAACATCTGAAATACCGGACACTTTCGTTTCTGCTACTGTTTTGTATGTCATGTCAGTTATTTCAATCAAGATATAATCATCTTGTCTAGTAACGTGTTTACGGAATTTGAAGCCTTCAACTTCGATGATTCCAGAATATTCTTCTCCGTTTGGGAAATACATTTTTCAATCCCTCCTAATTGTGGTAAATTAGGGATAGATATTTTTCTGAAATAATTATCCCTCGACTGATTGCTAATGGCCGTTAGCATTCAGTCTTTTTTAATGCTTCGTACACATACTTAGTTAAGTTATACGTCACCGCTTCCGCTAGGATTACGACGAATAGCAGTGTGGTGAAGTATACTTCTGCAAATGCGAGTATCGTTGTTAGTACGATAGCAACCGCTACCGTGTTAAAGATTGCTAGTGTGTGTTTCACTTTAATCACCTCCTTATAAGTCGCTTTCTCTAACTAAAATGTTTTCTTTAATGAACTTTAATGCAGGTTCAATCTCGATATAACGCTTTCCACCTTTTCCAAATCGGAACATGCATGTCTTTCTGAATTCTGCATTTGCATACACTTCATGTTCTAAGTGCCATTCGGAAATACCACTAATTTCGATGAATTTTTGCGCGTCTGCGAATCCGATAAATTCCATGTTAGCCACCTCCTTATATTTTTGTTGTGCTATACTTTTCTTATCTCCTAACGAAAGGAGGTGAGAAAAGTATGAAAGTTTTAGTTACTTTGAAAGATGGTTCTAAAAAACATGTTTCTGATTTAAAGGAAATCGTCTATCCCGGATACGAAAAGGTTGAAACTGTTACAAAAGACGAGATTGAAACATTTTTTCTAGATCCTACAAGAGCTTATGTGTTTGTTGGCGCTCAAACTCTAAGTGTAGAAGCTGGACAAATTCTCACGGCAGAATTTAGTTAACCTTTCTCAACAACTCTGCAACTGCTCGTAACAGTTCAGGGTTGTTGTTTCTTTCTAAACAATAACTAGCATGCTTTAGTAATTTGAGTTTTAATTTATTCTTTTCTCTTCTAATTTGTAGTAGTTTTAACATTATTTGACCCTCCTTAATTTGGTTGTTCGATTGTGGGTAGGATGTCGTTTTCTTTTAGTAAGTCATAGATGAATAGACGCCCTTTTTGTGTCCACTTAGTATTCATACGAACTGATGTGCTGCCGTCTTTATGCTCAATCTCCGTTGTAGAAGAATGTGTGTAACCTTTGTCGTGTAGATTTGAATAAAGTAACCATTGTCCTGATTGTTTGTACTGGACTTTTAAGTCGTGTAATAACTTGTTAAGCGCTTGAGCCGACATACCATAATCTTTTGCGATTTGTCCAACTGTTACTAAACTCTTGTTATTTAAAATAGTGTCTAAATAAGATGCTTTCGGTTCGTATTCGGCAATCTTTTGTTTTTGCATGTTGTTTTCAAGTTCTAACTTTTCATTGCGTTCAACAGTTTCTAATAATTGAGTAAGTGCTTCTTTATAAGTTCCAGGCAATCTGTTTTGAAGTGCGTTTTCCATTTCATTGAATTTGTTAATGTAAGCCATTTTGAACTCGTTATGACCTTGAATGTTGAACATGTAGAGAGTGAAGCCATCTTTGGTTAATAGATATTCTCTATTTTTCTTTCCGTTTTTAGCTTTATATTGATTTGGAATGAATAGAGCCGAAATGTCGGCTGTACTATTTTTAGCAACCTCATCAATTCCTTCTAATACATGTTTGTGTTGTCTACCTAATTCATTAGATACTACTCGACTAGAGACTACTGCTCCTAATTCTGAATTGTTTTCAATTTGTATTTTTTGTAATGCTTGCATATCTTGCATGCTCCTTTCTGCTATACTCCTTATGAGGAGGTGATTAGTTTTTGAACGATAGTTATAAAGAATTTCTTAAAATGATAGTTCCGATAATTGCAGTTGTTATATCTTATTTATTAGGATTAGTCGCATCTAAAAGTAACCATGAAAAATCAGTTAAGAAAGAAATATACAATAATTACTACAGCGAAATTTTAAAGTTGTGCTATGGATTGCCTTCTCAATCACTGTTAGACTTCTTTTCTTTCATTGCTTATTATCACGATGAAAAATTATCTAAAATAATCATCGCGAACTTTCAATATGTGCCTAATGCAATACTTGAAAATTGGAAAAAGTATAATTTGACACTTAAAAAGTACAATCATGAAACTTTAGATAAAGACATTCAAAAAAAAGAAGTTTTAGCTAAAATACTTGATTACCACAGTCATTTAATTATCAAAAAGTCTTTACAAGAATCGGAAAAGTTATCAAAAGAACTAAAATTACCGCAATTATCCACACAGCTGCTTTCTGAAATGTATTCGACAGAACATTATAGAAATGCATTGCCAAAACAAGAATTAATCCAGAAATACTACCTGCAAGAATTGTTATAAGTTCGTTCATAACTTTTCGCTCTGATGTAAGGTAACATTCTTACATTTGACTGTTAGTCCACCCTTAAAGTGTTGGACTGAATACTTATCCTCACTCTGCTCACTGCCATGAGTAGTTTGAGGCTTTTTGTTTTGTTCTTGCATTTGTTTTCCTCCTTATTCGAAGTCACCGATTGTTAATTTTTCGATTCTTTTTTTGTATTGGTATAGGTAGAAACTTTTTATCATTTCATACATACGTGCCGCATCTTCATATTCACTTTCACTTAAATCAGAATTAAGAGTTACACCGAACGCTGATAATGTGAGTTTTCGAATAAGGTCGTGAATTTCTTGAACAAATACCTTACGATGTACCAATTCAAATCCACTTTTGTATCTTTTTATTGGAATAGGATGATTCAACCTTTCCATTCTTCCTACTGATAAATACTTTGCGAATTCGTACTGTTTGTTAATTCTTTCAAAGTCATCGTGTTCGATTCTCACTTCATTGAAAATAGAACCCGAACCAATTGGTTTCTTACCTCTTATGGCCTCTCTAACTTCTTTTGCTATAATTTCTTTCAACTCTTCTTTGGTTAATGTGATTTGTTCCATTGTGTTCCTCCTTAAGTTGGATTTGGTTCTTTGTGCATTTTTGGAACTTGTTTGATAAAAAAATATTCTGGAAACAATTCTTGAATAGGAATCTGGAGTGCTTTAGAAAAAACCATAGCTTCATCTAAACTGATTGGGATTTCTCCACGCTCTCTTTTTCCGTATTGTTGACCGGAAACACCTATTAGGTTTCCCATATAGTCTTGATTTTTTTTAGCCGCTTTGCGAAAGCTATATAAATCTTTGTGCATTTTTGGAACACCTCCTGACAACAATACTAAACCTATTGTTCCAAAATTGCAAGTGTTTTTAACATATTTTTTTTACTCTACACATCAAATTATGTTTATGTTGCATTTTTGGAACTTTAGGCATATAATGAAGTTACAAATTTCAAAATACGTTTAAAGGAGATAAAAAATGACTTCATTTTCTTCGAATTTAGAACGACTTATGAACAAAAGAGATATGAGTGATAGTGATTTGGCTGCCTTAGTAGATGTGAATCGCACAACTGTTACAAGGTGGAGGAAAGGTATTAGAAGTCCTAAGTTAGACAAGTTACCTGAAATTGCTAATGTTTTTGGAGTCGAACCACTAGATTTAATTAGTGAATCAAACAATCAAGAGGTCATAGCTAAAATCAATGATGTTTCTTCTCAACTCACACCTCCCCGTCAAAAACGTGTACTAGACTTTGCTAACGAGCAATTAAATGAGCAAAGTAACAAAGTCTTACATATAAATTCACACAATGTAATATCCGAAGAAGTTGCTGTATACGGTTATGCTTCGGCGGGTACTGGAGAAACGTTAATAGATGGTGTCGAGTTTACAACGCAGTATAACGGTCACATACCTAACCACGATTTTGCATTGCAGGTCAACGGCGATTCTATGGAACCATTGTTTGAAGATAAAGAGATTATCTTTGTTGATAAAACAAAGCAAATCAACAGTGGTCAAATTGGTATATTTGTCATTGATGGTGAGGCTTACTTAAAAAAAGTGTTCATCAGTGACAAAGGTATACGTTTAGTTTCGTTGAACTCAAAATATCCTGATTTGCATTTTGATAGTAGTCACGACATTAAAGTAGCAGGAAAAGTTATATTGTAGGAGGAATACACATGACTGAAGTGCAACGTTTAGAAGATGATGGGACTGAAATGGTTCCTATCTACACGTTAGAACAATTAGTATATAGAGTTAAAAACAATCTACCTATTACTAAAAAAGAAATAGATGAATACAATATCGAGCGTCCTTGTGACGCTTTATATAAAAATAATTTTTAAGGAGTGTAAAATATGAAAAGATTGATGTTTTTATTGTTCGCTAGTTTATTAGTTTTAAGTGCATGTGGAAACGACAAAAAAGGAAGTGAAACAAAACAAGAAACTAAGGTGAATGAGGACAAACCTCAATTTACAAATGACACTTTAGTTATCGATGACGCGGTATTGAAAATCAAGGATACTTTTATCGTCAATGATAAAGATAGTGGTAAAAAGTCCATTGTTTTTAAATACGAAGTTAAGAGTAAATCAGGTAGAGAAAACGTAGCGCCAAACACTATATTTATGGCTGGATTTACAGTTCTTCAAGATACAGAAAACTCAATAGCGGAACTAGACGCTGGGACAACACCTAATACAGGAAAGTACGAAGAGTGGTCAAAACACGCTTATGATACCATCAAAAAAGGCAAATCAGCTAAGGGTATTATTGGTTATGAATTAGAAAATAACAACAAAGTAACATTAAAGGCGACTAAAGGTATTGGTGGTAAAGAATTAGGAGAAAAGGAAATAGACTTATCTAAATTGAAAACAGTAGACTATTCAGCAGTAGATGATATTGTTGGCGAATTCAATGATTCAAACAATCAAAACACAACATCATCAAACAACAGCGCCAGTGACCAAAAAAATACTCAAGATCAAGTTGTATATAAAAATAATGATGCATCTGACGAAGTTGTTGATAATCAAAAGGTAGCACAACCAAAAACCGAAGAGTTACCGCAAAACGGTGTAGGTGGACACCCATCGTTATATGATCCATCTATTCCACCACCGTCAGAAGATAATTTAAAAACCGACGAAAACGGCGATGTTTATTACGATGCTACTAATGAATAAGTTTGGGTACATCACGTACCCTTATTATTTTTTTACTTTTTTTGAGGAGGGATGACGAAATGGCATCATTTACAGTAACAAAACGCAAAAACAAAACATCGTCATCATGGCAATATGACGTTAAACACCCCTCTTTTAAATCAGGAAAGAAACGTAAATCAGGATTTAAAACTAAAGCTGAAGCAGTCAATGCAGCGCAACAATTAATACGTGATTTAGAAGATGGTAATGCAATTGATGATAAAACATTTAAGGAGTATTACAATGATTGGCTTAAAGTTAATGGCAAATTAAAACTTTCTGAAAAGCAGGTTTATTGGTATGAACGAGCTTTAACATTGTTGCTCGAACATTTCGGCGAAGATGTAAAAATCAAACAAATTACCCGTACTGAATATCAAAAATTCATTACTAATTATTCAGAGGGACGCGTAACAGAGACTGTTAGAAAAGTGAACAACCTTTTAAAGGCTTGCTTAAAAGATGCGGTTTATGATGGATATTTAAAAAAAGACCCTACGCACAAAATTAACTTCAAAGGAACTAAAGAAGCAAAAAAGGAATATGCAAAGTATATGACAATAAATCAATATGAGTCTGTTTTAAACGCTTTAAAAAGCAAGCATGAAAAAAGTTCTTTACTCCTTTATATATTAGGGATTACTGGCGCTCGTTTTTCCGAAGTAAACAGATTATCTTATGAAGATATTAATATTAAAGAAAGTACAATTCATCTACATGGAACAAAAACGGAAAATGCAGATCGAGTTGTAGAGATATCTAAGAACGATGTAATATTAATAAATAAGCACTTGCTCAAACACCCTAAGCGCACGGATGGAAAAATATTTATGCTATCACATACTTCTGTAAATAAAACATTCAAAAAATTGAAAGACCGCTTTGATATAGCCGAAGAAATAACACCATATTCTTTGCGTCACACGCATGCATCATATTTGATAAGTAAGGAAATACCAATTGAATATATAAGTAAAAGACTAGGACATGCTAACATATCGATTACATTAGATATCTATACACATTTACTAGACGAGCATAAAAAAATACAAGGTCAACGTGTCAGAGAATTATTTTCTTGACACATATTTGACACTTGCATTCGATAAACGTTGTCATATCAACGTTGGTTAGCGTCCTGGGAGGGATTCGAACCCCCGACCGATGGCTTAGAAGGCCATTGCTCTATCCAGCTGAGCTACCAGGACATTTTCAACACAAGGATAATTATAACGAATTGAACATTATA